ATCCATATTAAATAAACTTCCAATTTTTTTTAAAGTATAGCCTTCTTTTCTAAGAGCATTAAATAAATAAATTTTTCTGTGTATTATTTCACGTTTTCGGTTTTTTTGTGCAAGTCCGTCTTGTTCTATTATTTCTTTTATTAGTTCTATCATTGTTTCGTGTTTTTAAATGTTTTGTTGTAATAGTCTTCGCCACTAAACCAATATTCGTAATTTCCTTCGTCTTTACTTTTCTTTAATTTGTTTCCGTGTGCTTCAACTATTTGTTGTTTTTCCAGTTCTAAATATTTATGAAAGTGGTTAATAAATTCTTTACCTTCCGTTGTGTAAACATTTAATAAATTTGGATGCAATTTTTCTAAATCACTGAATACTTCTTGTAGTGCTGTTTTCATTTTTCTATTTGTTTAATTTCTAAAATAATATCATCATTCTTTTGTATGAGCTGCTTAACATGATCAGCATCATATGCCTCCACTATTTTGGTCACTAACTTTACAGGACCATTCCAATAGTCAAAGGTCTTATACACTACTTTATATATCTTCATTGTCATTATTTTTAATCGGCACATCTAAGCCATACATTAAGTCAAACATTGCAAAATCTCTATTAGCATTTCTTTTACTACCCTCATAATTCTGAAAGTACCACTCTCTGAATCTCAGGTATTTTTGGTGAGTATAATCACCATTAGCTATAGCGTCCTGGACCTCTCTAGCTAGCTGTGTGAACTCATTTATCATCTCTGAGTAGTTTAGCTCTGCAGATTTGCATATAAAGCTCTAGGTTAAAACTACCTCTATCCTGTCTCTGCCACCAATCTAATTGCTGAAAGAGTGTGATCATGTTATTCATAGCTTAGATTTTAGTAGGTTAAGATTTGCATCACTTAGAATAAACATAGACATATATTCGTCATCAGTCTCTGATGCATCATAAGTAAATGGCTCAATAGTACCTGCTATATATACATCACTATCATAGTCAGTAGTCCAATTAGAAAAATAAGTATTGTCTCTTTTGTATAGGTCTATAAAATTCATAATATAAGTTCTAAAAAAGTGAATAAAAATAAGATTGATAATGTTACAGTTGTAACAATAAGCATAGCTATAGCAAATGCTTTCTCTTCAGCTCCTACAGGAGTAAAATAATTAATTAGTCTCTTCATTGATTTTATCTATTAGGTTAATAATAACTACCCATTGAGAGTGAGCTCGTTTAGTAGCAGGATCTTCATTGCCAAAAGCATCTCTCAGCTCTACAGCCTGGTCATACAGTGATGCCTCCTCAGCTAGAATAATCTTCATAATTTGTTCTTTGTCCATGTGTTTTAAATTGTTTAGTTAATAATTATGTACAAATATAAATTCTATTTTAATAACTTGTACACTTTTAAACAATTATTTTTAAAAAAAAGCGCAATTTATAATGATTATAAATAAGGAAGCTTGTTTAAACAGGGTTTTATGTATAAAAACAAAGGTAAAATGCACTTAATAATGTAATAAAGTAAAGGTAATAACCTTAAAATCTTTGGCGTTATTAAGTTTATAGCCTTAAAAAGTCCAGTTTATTAATTAAAAAACGGGACAAATTTAAAGTATTAATTTTAATTTAAAATGTAAATATAAAGTTAGCTAACCGTAATTTTTCCTGTTATGTAAAGCATATCTAACAAAAATAATACTTTTTGTAAATTTTATTTAGCATTACCTGTCCCTAATGTTGTGAATATATGGGACAAAAAAAGCGGTTACTATTAAACAACCGCCTTTAAAACTAACTATGAATAGCAAAGTTAGTGTTTATATTTGAATTTCAAAAATTCTATGTAAGTTTTATTATTTATTTTAAAGTGTTTTCTACAATCATTGCATAACATCCAATAGTGGATAGTCCCTGCTGCAGTTACTACCTGTTTATTATGTCTTACATTATAGTTAGTGCATTCAGGACAGCAGAACTTCTCATCTCCCTCCATTACAGCATAATTAGTAGCAGGAGCTGCATAAGAATTGAGTTTATTGAATACAGCTTCTAGTACAGTTACATCCATTTTACAATATGCTACCATCTTATCCATTGCCTGCTGATCTTTCTTAAATACTATATCTTTCCACAGGTCTAGTCCTCCTGTATCCATCTTTTGCCCTACTCCTAAATACTTAGCAATATAGTCTAGTTTATTTGAGTTAAAATTAAAGTATCTTTTAGCCCATATAAGAGTATCTATAGTCTTAGGTGAGGGCATAACATCAAGACCATGTAATAAAGCTCTTGTGCGTATCCATTTGAGGTCAAATTTATTGCAATTATGAGCCACAATTTCATCAGCTTGAGCCATAACTTTGAGAAATGCTTTAATCATTGCCTTATCTGATTGCTTTTTATCCCAAGTTAGGAACTGTACATCCTGCTCATGCTCCCATTTGTAGCAGATGCAGATAATAGCTCTCTCATGAATGATGTCACCTGGATTGATTGTGAGGTTATATCCTGATCGCCAAAATATACCAACATTGAATGATGTCTCAATGTCAAAAAACAGTCTTTTTCTTACCATAGTGGTGTAAACTTACAACAAATATTTGTCTTTTGTAAATTTAAATAGATGTGATAGCAGTAAGCCTATGCCTACCCCCACAAATAATAGACTAAGATTGCCTCTAGGTCTAGGTTGTGAAGCCTTAGCCTGTGCTTTCTCTACTATCCTATCTTTGTAGATAGTTTTGACCTTTAGTCTATATTCTATTTTTTTATCTAGTCTAGTCTTAGGCACATAGACTGTATTATACTTAATAATGGTATCTTTAGTAGTTATAAACTTCTCCCAAATTATATCATTATTAATTATAACAGGGATAGAATCTAAAGTTGTGATTCTTATAGTATCACCTGTCTCTTCACAGCTATATCCTTTCTTAATAGCTTTATTAAGATGATATTGAGCAGAGCAGCTGCTGAGTAGTAGTATTATAGCTAAGTATCTCATCATTCTTTTATTTCAAAGTGCATCCAATCGTAGTTTTTTTCTCTACCCAAAGATATAAAACCATGCTTGTAGAAAATATCTATCATTGCCTTATACTCAGCTCTTGCAAATCTTGCAGTTTTCGCTGATTCTTTGAGTAGATTTCTAGCAGGATCTAAGTCTATTGCAATACCCCATGAGTGCATGGATAATGCTGTACCTCCCCTCATCTTTCTATAGTTGAAACATCCACCGAATAAATCTATCCCTAACTCCTTAATCTTATCATAGCCATAGGTAGCTAGAAGCTCATTGAATACAGCTGTAAAATTATCAGCTACTAACTTATGGCACATCATAGAGTTGACAGTGCTGTCTAAGTCCCAAGCTATTCTCATTGGATAAGGTAGCTTAATCTTCACTAAATATCCTGCTCCTGTTACATTAGCAGTACCGTATTTAGATGTAAGTTCCCATCTAGTCATTTCAGTTTGTTTAGGTCCTCTTTAATATCCTTAGCTCTTGCAAATAATTCCTTAGCACTTTGCCAAAGGTCTAAGTTTCTAGTAGAAATTACTTTATAATTCTCATTAATAGACATCACCTCTATACTAGCTAGGACTAATGCCACTACTTTAGTGAGCATAAATGGTACACTGAAAAAAGTGAGGATGATATCATTTAGTATGAATTGGTCTATTAAAAAGAACATAATCACAGTAACTTCATAGAGTGCTAACTTGCTGATTATAGATGAGAGCTTTCTGCTAGTTATTTTATCTCCTATCTTTTTAGCTTTCCAAATACCTGTGATAGTATCTATGACTATTAGTACTCCAATCATTAACAGGATGCCACTTATTGGTAAAAAGAATGCAAAGCATATGGAGATAAGTGTCAAAAGTTCTTGTTGTATAGATATTAGTAGTAGGGATATTTGTGCTTTCATTCTTTAGATTCTATTTCAGATGCTAGTAAAAAAGTAAAATAAGATATTAATAGGCATCCTAAGAATTTAAAATGTAACTGATCAGCAAATACTAATGAGATACCTGAAAGATATCCAAAGCCAAAAGTTAAGAATGATAAGACTCCTGAGTGCTTCATATTATTAAGATTGAATTGTTGTAGCCATTGTTACCTGCTCCTCCACATAGACCATTGCACTCTAGTAAGCCATTAGATAGACAGCTACATCCATCAATCATAGGTCTAAGGTCAGTATCTCGGTTAGTTGTACCTGTGAATATTGGATACAAAGCTCTATTCTTAAGCAAGTATCTTATCAATCTCTGCTCAAAAAACGCAGCCTTTTGTGCATAGTGTTCCATACTGAATGCTATAGTACCTCTATCTACTGATGAGCTGTTATCTCCGAACTGAGTCTGTAGACCTTTATTCTTTAGCTGTAGAGATAGACCAAAGACAGCATCTTCAGCAGCTCTCCATGCAATAATAGGCTGTATGAATGTAACTAGAGTTTCTTCATCAGGATCTAATGTCTGAGCATTGTACTTAGTAAGCAAGTCATTATAGAATGTAGTGCCTAAGATAGGCATGATTCTTAGCTGAGCTTGAGTAGCTAGGTAAGGAGTAACATTATTGACATCTACATTAGCTGTGATGGGTGTGTTATTCTTTAAGTAAGTTTCTGTTATAAAGTATAGCATTATAGTATAGGTGTTTGTGCAATTTGTGATTTGCTTTTATCTCCTCCCGGTACAGGAGGTAAAGATGCTAAGGCTCTAATCTCATTCTCAGTCATAGTCTCAAGTACTTTAGTAGCTACTAATGGTGATAGACTATTAAGTGCATCATTAGTCTTAGAGGTATCTCCCTCAAGTTCTACTATTGCCTCATTAATTATCTGATAGTTATTGATAGTAAAATCTGCATCTATCTTAGCTATGAATAACAGCTCATTAAAGATGTCAGATACCATATCTCTCAATGGCATTACTACATTCTTCTCAAATATGATGTAAGCCTGCTTAATATCTGAGCCATTACCTAGTGAGCCTGTAGTTCTGATTCCCATAAGTATAGGATCAATGGTGTGAGAGAAACAAATCTGCTCAGTGTTCAGCTGTGATGCCTCTTGAAATAGACCATCATTACCATTAGTTGGCAAAGCTTCTATCTTAGGTAATTGGTCTGCTGAGTTTGCAAAAAATGCGACAGCTTTCCCAGCATTGGCGCTACCTTTAAGCCTATCAATGGTATTTCTTATCATGTTTTTTTCCTCCTCAGATTGAGGTCTTTTAGGGAACATCATAGCAAAGGATGGAAAGACCGAATTTTGTATGTTACTTTTAGCAAAATATGAAAGATCGCCACTCAAAAATGCATAATTTAAACAAGAGGTATAGGAAGGTAATGGATAATAATCTTGACCAATACTCTCAACCTCATATACAAATAACTGCTCATAATCTCTACAGGTAGGAGTATATCTTTTTATCTCCTGTACATCAATCCTAGATGACCAATCATCACAAATATAATATCTCTTTCTATCTAAGTTTACTCTAAGTTTCTCAGGGGATAGATTGACTATCTTTGTGAGCTTCATCTTATCATCAAAGCATAACTTAAAATATACTCTATTATGCAGGATGAGTTGCTGAGTTACTGCAGGAACTATCTTTCTTATGTTTAATTTTCTCTCTAGTGTATATAGCTCTAGCTTATCTTCAAGTGTAAGTCTATCTGCTACAATATTAAATCCACCTCCTACAGCTGCATTCACTTTATACCCCACTATTGAGCCATGTAATGGACTAGAATAGAAAATTTGATTAAGGAGTTCAGGGAATAAATTGTCCTGACCAAATGGAATATATCCATTAGTCTGATGTCTACCATTTACATAGGGTAGAGTTAGATTAGCACCTCCTACTTTAAGGAATGGAGTAGAGAATGATTGATATCCCTCTACTATTTCGTGCTTTACTGTTTTAAAAAAATCTTTAAATGCCATAATTACTCATAAATTGATGATACTATTGGTCCTGATACTACCATCCTGCCCTCTTCAATCACAAACCCTGTAGAGTTTGCAATAGTTGGAGGTGTGGTACTTGACTCATAGATACTATATGTATACTGTCCTTTGATTAGTTCCAAATCTACAGGCTCATCCAGCTCAAACTGATTGAATCTTTCAGGATAAGCTGATAGATCAGCAGTGTAGAATGTAATAGGGGCAGACAGCTTGTCCATTTCATTCTGAAAAACAAATAAATAATAAGGAGTAGGGAGTGTACTTACCTCAGTGAGAGTAAGGATAATCTGATTGACCTCATCTTTTTTAATGTATATCATATAACTATATTATACTAAGGTCAAAAAATGTTTAAAAAAAAAGCTCTACAATATGCAGAGCTTTAATTATTAGGGTGTTGTAATTATGCACCAACAGATGCAGCAGCACCTGATGTAATCTCCCACGCCAAGTGATCTGCTTCCGCAAGTAATGTAACGGAATATTTAGAACCATCCGCACGAGCTGTGCCTGATCCCTCACCTGTAGCAGTTAATTGTAGGTCTTGAAAAAACCAATAAATACCATTAGCATCTAATACTATTGCACTCAAGTATCTCTGACCTGAGCCTAGTATATTGATAGCCTCTGACTTATCTTTGTCTCTTCTATTGAACATAAGAGTAATAGTCTGAGTTACAAAGTTAGATCCATTGATTAAATCTACTGCAGTATCCTCAGTATAATTACCTGTATTTCTATTGATTTCAAATTCAGTATAATCTTCAGATACAGCTAATGTAACTACCTCACCATTTACTGCAACAACAGGGCTAGTAGTAATATTCTCCTGATCATTTAACCATATTTTTCTAATTCCTCCTGTGTTATTGTCACAAGATTTTGTTATTGTTTCTAATGCATCGCAATTTAAAGGCATGATATAAGTTTTAAGTAAAGGGAGCTTTCACTCCCTTAGATTTATAAATTAGTTAGAATTTGTATAATACAATCTCATCACCATTAACATGCTTAAATCCTACTTTCATATTAGCACGAGTTCTGATAACAGGTGTAGCTACAGTATCAGCTAAATTCACAGCACGCAATGCTTTAGAATCTCCTAATGCATCAAAACCATAAATTAAGTTACCTCTTAGAGTAGCAACCATAGTAGAGTCAGTACCCATTCCTGGACATAATACCATCTTAATACCTAAGTAAGTAAAGTCTAGAGCTTGTGTTAAGTTAGCCTGAGTATTTGATGCAGCAACAGCAGCACGATAAGATGATGCTACAGTTGGAGATACATAGATTCTCAATTCCTCTTGATTAGTAATTACAGCAGGAGGTATAGCAGCATAAACTAGAGCTAATTTAGCAAGTACATTAGATGGTGTGATAGCAGCAGGAGATGCAATGTCAATTACAGTAGCATCATCTAACAATCCTTTTAAATATCCATCACATAAGTTTAATTGAGGAGATGCATCTTCAGTATCACCTCTCCATCGTAACTTCTCAATGTTTTGTGCAATAGTCAAAGACATCTCATTCCAATAGTAATTCATGAAAGATGCTACAGTGAAATCACCATTAGATCCTGCTGTCATTTGTAAAGCTACAAAAGACTGCTCCAAATCAAATTGACAAATTTCTGACATTGCAGATAGAGAACATACGTCAATCTCTACAGATGCAAGTGTATCAGTAGATGCATTCCATCCACAGTTCTCAGCTTGCAATACTTGTCCAAAAAGTACATTTGAGATTTTAGTCTTACTTTTGATACCTGGTAGAGTACGGTAGTTATCTACTGTCTCTTCTGTTAAATAGGCTTTAGAATAGAAAGCCTCACTGTTAGCTTGTAATAATGCACTGTTAGCAATATCCAAGTCAAATCTTAATTGTTTGCTCATTTTTTTTGTTTTTTATTTAGTTATTATTGTTTAAAAATTTACTTACCATACTGAATTTTTCATGGTGTGATAATTTAGTAGCTTCTACTTCCACTACTTCCTCCCCCTCAGACATTACTTCCTCCATATGATTTCTTAAATCAGCTATCATTGCTATAATAGCATTGATTTGCTCATCAATTACAGGTTGAACTATAGCCAAAATAGCTTCAGCATCGGCAGCAGGATCAATAGCCATCTCTTCTGTGGCAGGTGTCTCCTCTATTACTTCCTCTTCTACTACTGTCTCTAGTGCAATCTCTTCTGTTAGCTCCTCTTCAGCAGCAACAGGCACATCTTTAATCTCGGTAACTTCTCCATCTACTACTATGTAGATTTTGCCCTCAATTAGATGCTCTCCATCAGGTAACTTCATATTATATTTATTTATTTGATTACTTAGTTTTAAGCCTAGAAATCCCTCTATTGAGAATCCTATCT